TATCCTGCCGCAACTGCTGGATGTCTTGCTTTGCCATCAACAGGTCAAGTTCCAACCGCTTTACTAACTTGGAATAGAACAAGTCATCCCAAAACTTTCTGAGCCATTCTGCGAGTCCCATTAGATCCTCCCCTTAGGGATTTGTTTTCGGCACTGGATACAAAGTTCTTTTACTTCCATTGCCAACTTAACCCCACCTTTCTTGGGTTGGTCTTTTAGTTTTTCTTCGCATTCCTTGCACAATCTAATTATGCGCATCTGAGTCTATCCTTTTCCCATCCATACTGGCTGCTCTGCTGGTCTGAACGGAGCATTTTCATTAGTGTGCTGCGCGTTCATTCTTTGTTTGTAGAACCATGCAGCCATTGGGTCTTGCTTGAGTAGTGCTTTATACCGATCCTCTGCAATTGCTTTTGATGGCTTAGCTCTTGCTGTTAAGTACCCAAAGAGTCCATACCTGAAGCCGTCATACGCATCGTCGCCTTTGGACTCGACCTTCAACACGTCGTCCATGTTGTCTGGGTCACGCATCAACGATGGGATTGCTAGGATAATATCCTTGCAGTTGTCAAGGATTACTAGCTCACCTTTTTTGATGAGGTTGTACATCAGTGACGCGGAGCCTATGCGGTCTCGTGTTGCTGGCGTAACTGGCGGGAATCCTAGTGCCCTAAGTGCTATAGAATACTCAGCCGCTGGGGAGCGTGCGGTCATCTGCCGTGCAAACTTTTCGTGAGAGAAGTATATGTACTTCGGTTTTACTGCTGTGCCATTTGGCAGTTTGCATCTCATGGCCATGATGGAGACAATCTCTTCCATTGTCTTTCCACCAGTAACCACTGCCTCTGCAAAGCAGACCGTTTTCAATCTGTAGTCATCACCAACGGAGTTCTTCACCAACGCTTTGGTGAAAAAGTAAATTGCGTTGGCGTGCCCCATGCCCCAGTCTTGCCCTATCCATACTGGCTGATACTCCTGCCAGATAACAGCATCGGGATCTTCCCTGAGGTTTATAACATGGTAATAAGGATCAAAACAGTCGAAGTATTGTCCCTCAACTTTTCCATCGAGTCCATATAGTACCTTGTCGCGTTTCGCCTTAGGCAAACTCATCAAACGATCAAGGATACCAGGGTCTCTCTCCAGCAGTTTGGGGTTATCTAAAACTGTAGACCGCTGATAAGCATACTTCGATGGATCATAAATCTTTCTCCACTCGCCCGATTCCTGAGTCCACCATGTGCCATCAACATCATCCCGCTTTGCATCTTCAGGAGCCATCCATGGTTCCTTCTGCACAAACAGGGTACGATAATACTCATAATGGGGGCCTAGTGGGTTGGTGCATCCTACAATAGCTGGTATCGGCAGATTTCCTACTTCATCTGCCTCGCACCCCACGTTAATCACGTTTCTAGAATAGAGCATCATCCAAGCATCTGGGGAAAACTGTCCACACTCATCAACCAAAATGGCGGGATATGCTTGTCCTAAATACTGCTCAATGTCTCTGTCTTTATTATTCTGACAGTGCCCAAAGACAACACGCGAACCATTTGCTAAAGTTGCGATGTGCTTTGTTGAGTCATACTCGTACAACTCTGGGGGCATGAACGTTTTGAAATCCGTTATAGCCCCACTTTCCAATTCTTTGAATGTGCGGCGAAGCACCAGTAAGTCACAATGGTTGAAAGCCAAGCAATAATGCATCACAAAATACATGAGCCACCCGCAAGTTTTACCACTGCGAATACCTCCGACACTCAAACATTGCTCTGCCGCTGGCTGAACATAAACCTTACCGCTACGCATGACGTTCCTAAGCAACTCTGTCTGCTTCGGCATGAACGTGAATATTTTATTGAAATTCAGTTGGCCGTTCTCATCCAGGTATGCGGGACGTTCTTTTTCTACTACAATTCTTTTTCGCGGCATCTGAGCCTGCCTTAATTCTGCTGTACAACCTCTGCGTCAATGAATGATGGTTTGGTTTTTATCTTAGCTTCCTCTGAGTCTTTAACTTCTGGGTTCATAAGTTGAGGGGCTTCCACAACGATCACTTTTACTTGCTGAAGTTTACTATTCTTCAATGCTTCTTCAGAAGGCGCGGGTTGTCCAGTAGCATAGAGTCTAATTGCTTCCCATGCTTTAACTGCTGCCATCTTAGATCTTGGGTCTGTGCTGGGATCTTGAGCTATGCGCAAGAGGTTCATAAAAGCAACCATGTGTTCTGTAAGGTTCTCTTTGTCTTTACGAGTCCTCATCAATGCCTTGCGCTCTGCTTTTACAAATTCTGATGCGGGTATGGGAGGTTTCTCTTTCTTCAAGAACCTTCCTTTTGAGTCTTTTCTTACTTCTCTAGTTGTCTTGCCGCCAGGGTTAAGCACAACTAAAGTGGTAATCCCAGATGGGTTTTCTGAACCCACCTGGGTTTCTTCTTTTGAGTCTGCCATCTTACTCCTTAGAGTTTGGCTTCAAGTTTCTTGAAAGCAGCCGTGATGCCGTCAAAGACATACTCAGCCTTGCTCAGGCCATACTTCTTGAGTAGAGCCTCGACAGTATCCATGTACTTCTTGGAGTCTGCTTCAACCATCTTCTGCAGTCGCTGAATTTCCATCGTGGCTTTCAGATATTCCAGTTCAGTCTCGCGTAGAACCAGTTTCTCTTCAGCGGTAATCTCTACAATGGCCTTCTTTACTTCGGCCTTAACTTCGGCTACAACAGCTTCTGCTTTAGTTTCAACCTCTGCAGCAACTGTCTTTACTTCGGTTTCAACCTTAACTGCTTCGCCTTCTACTGCTTTCACAACGTTTTCCAATTCACTCATCTGAGTCTCCTATAGGGTTTTGTGCCTAGAAAATAGTTAGACCATCAAGAACGGCACCCTTCTTGTAGATCCCTTTATCTGAAATCTGTTGTCTTACTGCCTCGAAAGCAGGTCCATGATCGTCGCGCATCTCCGTAGCCACATGTATCATTTCGTGTATAAGGGAAGCAACTCTCGCGGTTCTGCCTGGGTTTTTAGTCTTGCTGATGATGATGGCATACTTGTGTCTCCCTGGTCTGCCACCATCTGCTAGTATGTCTTCTACATTACTCGTCCATGCATAATACTTATCTTCGTATTTTTCTTTTTCTTGTTCATTGGTATAACGAACACAGACGTTATTTGGAAGAATATTGTCAAAAAACTTACGATTGATTAGGCGATACCAACTTTTTAGCGTCTTATCGCTTCTCACTGCAGATCTCCAAGCCCACAATGCCTTCGGCATATACGAGCAAAGAAAAAGGCTCAACCATTTTTCAGGTTGAGCCTCATACGTCCAAATGAATCTTCCAGTTACCTGCCACTCGTAGTGGGCTTACATAGTTTAAAAGGGACTGGGTACTCCTTATAAGCAACAGACAGGATTCACGGAAGTCAGGGTCATGCCACCATTACACTTCCTACCTAATACCCAGCATGTTGGGGGTTATCTGTTGCCGGGGCAGTTGAGGCAGGTTTCCACCTGTGCGTGCTGGGTAGTCCAACACTCTCAATTGCGGGAGCATCTACGTTGCAACGCAGATGCAATTCGAATGAATCAAGCCTGATCGTGTACGCCCTGTGTACCATACGTTATATTCGCCTCTCCCGTCACTACTTCCCGTGGAAGATAGCCGTAGGAGAAATCAGGAAACGTGTCATTCGAAACTTTGGAGCGGAATGCGCGATTTGAATGCACACCACTTGGTTGGTAACCAAGGATGCTGCCGTTAACACCAATCCCGCTTGGTGGACAATATCGGACTTGAACCGATAAGTGGCTTGCAAAGCCACTGTGTTCCCTTTATACCAATCGCCCACGCTACCTCAGAAACTTATCTATGCAGACATCGGTTACCCTGAGGCTTAAAACTTGTAGCCACGCTTCTTTGCTTCGGCCAACTCTGCTTCGCACTCTCTGCGCACTTCATCACTCACATAAGTGGTCAGTGCAAACTCTATTTTAGCACGATCTGCCTTGAGCAGTTTGATATCTTCTTCGGTCAGCGCAAAGAGAGGTTCATCATCTATATCCATTGTAGGCCTCAAGGGGTAGATCCAATTGACCTACCCCTCGCAATTTTACATCTCAACTTGGGACTTCCGCTCTGAGGCTGCCCAATAGTCTATCGACGTAATTCTTTTGTTACGCAAGGTGGTGTGCCTTGCAACAGACCAGCAACGGTCTAGAAATCGAATGGCGAAGGCGCGGCAGTTTCTCCGCGCCTACTGTACAGCCATGTCGCCAAAATCAAAACCCCCAGGACTACAACCGAAAGGAGGTACGGGAATCCTGGGGGCACATCACGGCCAACCACGATGGTCGGCAAGGAGGAAATGCGCATTCTTTTAGGTACACTAATA